TCGATCGAGTCAGGTGTTGCTCCGCCGGGGGCGGCGGGGGCGAAGGCCCGGCGGATGGAGACGGCGATGGGCGGAGTGGGAGTCGAACCCACAGGGGTTTCCCCGGCAGATTTTAAGTCTGCTCCCCGGTCTCCACAGGGCCGCCAGCGGCCCCAACCCACGCTCGAATCTGCCGCGCCACGCACCGGCAACGCCCCGGACAAGACGCATTCTAGCACCAGTTCGGCCAAATTTCGGCCAAAACCACTTCCACGGCCAGGACGGCCCGGAAAGGAGGCCATGGATGGCGCGCCGGAACGCCACAGCTGACACTGCCGCCAGCGCAACGACTACGCCACGCGGCGCAGACCGTAAAGCCTGGACGGAAGCACGTCTGCTGCGCGAGGTGCGCAGGGCAGCGCGCCAGAACGGCTGGGCTGATTATCACCCCGCCATATCCATGGGCTCCCCGGCCGGCTTTCCGGACCTGGTCCTGGTGCGGCCGCCAGTCATCATCTTCGCCGAGCTGAAAAGCGCGCGCGGCCGCCTGACGTCCAGCCAGCGCGCCTGGCTCGAGCGTTTCCAGCAGTGCAGCATCCCGGGCCGCATCGAGACCTACATCTGGCGCCCCGGCGATTGGCCTGACATCCTGCGTATTCTGTCGGGAGGAGACAACGATGACCGGGTGGGATGATATGGGCACGTACGGGCCCTCTGAAGACGCCCGGCAAGCCCCGGAGCCGTCCTTTGAGGTCTCCTTCTTCCGCAGCGTGACGGACACCCGGCCGCGGCGGGAATGTCTGCCCTGGAGCGAACTCCGGGAACGCCTGACGCGCCACCTGAGGGTCAGCGACAAGGCGCAGGCTCCCTGCTTCTCCCCGGTCCGCTACCGGCCCGGGGCCTCCCGCGGCAGCGACGGCGTGGAAGCCGTCACGCTGGCCGTGCTGGACTTCGACCATGATTGCGACGCAGAGCGCCTCCGGGCATTCCTGGAGCGCGAGTGCCTGGCCTGCGTGCTGTACAGCACCTTCAACCACACCCCGGACGCGCCGCACCTGCGGGCGGTGGTGCCCCTGTCGCACCCCGTTCCGGCGGAGCGGTGGCGGGGCATCGCCTCCGGCCTGCACGCCTTCTTCGCGCAGTCCGGCTGCATCCCGGACCCGGCCTGCACGGACCCGGCCCGGCTGTTCTACCTGCCTTCGGCCCGTCCGGGAGCGCCGGTCCTGGCGGAGGCCTGCGACGGCCGCCATCTGGACCCCGAGGAGCTGGAGCCGCGGGAGGTTGTGGACGCTCCCTGCCGCAGCGCAGCGGAGCCTGGCGGCTCCCGGCCGGGGGACGTCTACAACGAGTGGGGGGATGTGCTCTCGCTGCTTGAGAGCCACGGCTGGACCGTCCACGAGCGGCGGGGACCCGGCGGGACCATCTATCTGACCCGGCCTGGCAAGGATCCGCGGGATGGCATCAGCGCCACCTTCGGCAGGGACGGGCGCCGGATTCTGTATGTGTTCTCCTCGAACGCCCCGCCATTCGAGGCCGGAAAGGGTTACACGCCCTTCACCGTCTACGCGCTCTTGGAGCACGGCGGCGACTTCGCCTCCGCGGCCAGCGCCCTGGCATCGCAGGGCTACGTCGAGCCGGGGGCAGAAGACAGCGCCAAATGGCAGGGCGGCGCCAGGCCGCGGGGAAACGCAGCCACGGACAAGGGAGACCGCCTGAGCGCCCACAGGGACGCACTGCGGGAGCTGTTCTCCGGCAGGCTCGTTTGGTGCCCCACGCGCAGGAGGTGGTACCGCTGGAGCGAAACCGGACAGGGAGGCGGCCGCTGGGAACATGTTGCCGAGGAGGCGGTCCGCGCGGAAGCCTACGAGGCGCTGAGGCTGCGCTACCTGGGGGCCGCCGCGGCCGCTGAAAGCGCCGAGCAAAGAAAATGGGCCGCTGCGCGCCTGTGGGAGCTCGAAAGCGGCCGTTTTTACAGAGAGGCGCTCGAGCTCGTGAAGGGCGCGCCGGATATCGCCACCAACTCGGCCGCCTTCGACAGGGCCCCATTCCTGCTGAACACCCCGTCTGGCGTTCTGGACCTGCGGACTCTGGAGACACGTCCGGCCCGGCCGGAGGACTGGATGACCCGCATGACGGGCGTAGCTTTCGACGAACGCGCTGAGTGCCCGCGCTTCCTGGCCTTCCTCCACGAGATCCTGCCTCAGGAAGGGCTGACCGGCTTTCTCCAGATGTTTTTCGGAGCAGCGCTTCTGGGCAGGCACGTGGAGCGCCAGGCTGGCATCTTCTACGGCACGGGCGCCAACGGAAAAAGCACGCTGCTGTCAGTGGTGCGGCACGTCCTGGGAGACTACGCAGGGCCGGTTCCGCGGGACGCGCTGGTCTGCCGCAGACAGCAGCAGGATGCCGCGCGGGTGGCGCTGGCCGCCTGTGAAGGCCTGCGCCTGGGACTGCTGGAGGAGCTGATGGAAGGCGCTGTGCTGAGCAGCACGGGCATAAAGGACCTGCTCTCGGAGGAGCCGATCCAGGTCCGCGGGCTGTACGAGGATTACCGCAGCGCCCGGCTTGGGCTGACCCCGGTCATCACGTCCAACACCCGCCCGGTCATCCCGGAAACCGGGGAAGGGATGTGGCGGCGCCTGGCCCTCGTTCCCTTCGAGGTCACCATACCGGAGCACAGGCGCGATCCGGACCTTGCGGACCGCCTGAAGGAGGAGGCCCCGGGTATCCTGCGCTGGCTGCTGGAGGGCGCCCGGAAGGCTGCCAGCCTGAAGCGGATCCCCTTGCCGGACTGCGTACGGGCGGCAACGGAGGGATACCGCACGGAGGAAGACATCCTCGCGGCGTTTCTGGATGACTGCTGCGTCCTAGGGCCCGGACATCAGGTGCCCGGCGGCGAGCTATACGCAGCCTATCAGGCCTGGTGCAACGAGAACACCGGAGGGGAATCTCTTTCACATAAGGCGTTCGCGCGCAAGCTCCGGGACAGGGGAATAGCGATCGAGGTGCGGCGCGTGCAGGGCCGCAACACAAGAATCTACATTGGGGTCGGCCTCCTGGCGGGCCCGGCGGGGGAAAGTGTAGGTGTTACGGATGCTACGGATGCTACGGATGCTACGTTTTACTCCGCCGCGCCGCCTGCAGAAGAAGAACGAGGGGGGGGTTCCACAAAATCTGTAGCATCCGTAGCAATGGAAGAAAAATCTGGAGAAGATTGCCAGGCTGCTACGGGTGCTACGGATTCGACCCCTTTTTTAGAAAAGTCGCGCGCGCGTATATATATAGGGAAAACTTTTCAAAAAAAGCCTCGAATTCGTTACACCCGTAGCACCCCCGAAGAGGCGGCCGAGCCGTCAAGTGGCGAGGAGCCTCCCGCCATGCCGGCCGGACCGCCGCCAGACTCCGCCACCGGCCCCCCGCAAAACACCACTGAGGCCGGCGACGATGCCAGCCTGAAGACCCGCCTGCGCGCTCTGCTGGGGCTCCCGGAAGGCCCGCCGGTGGTGAGGTCGAAAGGCGTGACGTATTCCGAGCCCCGCAAGGCCATCGAGCGCTGGCTGCGGGAGCTGGAGGAAGGCCCCCCTGCACTGCGCGAGCTGGCGCGCCACCAGGCCGCCGGCTATCTGCGCTCAGTGAACGAAAACAGTTTGAGTCAACCGGACTCAAGGAGGGAAAATCCATGAAGGCCATACTGACGAAGAAAAACCTGCTCGAAGGCATCCGCACCGCATCGCACGCAATCGACGCCCGCGCCGTTATGCCCGTACTGAGGCACGTTCTCCTCTCAAGTGAGGAGGGGCTGACGGAGGAAGAGACTTGGGTCCGCATCTCCGGGACGGATCTTCAGACCGTCGTTTCCACTGTCATCCCGGCCCAGGTCCTGGCCCCGGGAGAGGTGACTCTGCCCGCGTCCGTGGCGGCGGAGATCGTGGGCGCGTTCCCGGAGGCCGATGTCGTGCTCTCCTCCGACGATACCGGAAGCCAGGTGCGCCTGGAGTGCCCGCCCGCCGAGTTCAACCTGGTGGGACTTCCGCCGGACGAATTCCCGGACCTTCCGGAAGTGCCGCATGATGTCTGGTTCGAGATGGACGCCGGGCAGCTGCGGGCCGCCCTGAGGCGGACCGTGTTCGCCTGCTCCACGGACGCACTGCGCACCATCCTGCAGGGCGTCCTGTTCAACTTCGTGGGCCACACCCTGGAGCTGGCCGCCACCGACACGTTCCGTCTGGCCGTGGACACCCGGGTGGTGCCCGCGGGCAGCGGACAGGCTCGCGTTGTGGTCCCGCAGCGCGCGCTGCTCGAGCTGCTCAAGATCATGCCGGGTCAGGGAAGTGTCCGCGTCCACATCTCCGGGAGCCAGATCAAGTTCCGCCTGCCGGAAGCCACGCTGGTGTCGGTGCTCATTGAGGGGCAGTTCCCCGACTACGAGCGCGTGATCCCCACGGACCTTGACAGGAGGTGGGTCATCCCCACGGAGCCGCTGACCGGAGCCCTTCGCCGGGCGGGGATCGTGGCGCGGCAGGACATGCAGAGGGTGGTGCTTCGCTCGCGGGGCGAGAAGGTGGCGGTTTCAGCCCGCGCTGGGGGCGTAGGGGAGGCCTATGAGGAGGTGGTGCGAATAGAGGAAAAGCGAGCTGTGCCGTTTACCCGTGCCGGGGACGTCGGGGAGGCCTACGATGAGGTAGACGCGGCCCGGGGCGGCGACGACCTCGAGATCGCCTTCAACTGCGGCTATCTTCTGGACGTGCTGAACGTCCTCGAGGCGGACGAAGTGACCTTCGAGATGTCCGGGGCGCTGTCCCCGGCCGTTCTGAGGCCGGTAGGGCAGGAAGGCTACCTGTGCGTGGTCATGCCGATGGAGAAGGGGGAGGAGTGCTGAACCGGGTTGGCCATGGAGCCGCCCGCGGCGCTGTAATAATCGCAGCCCTTAACAAGGGATCCAAACCGAGCCATGATTAACGCAGGCGAAAACAAAGAACCACGCGCTGGCCGTTCCGTCCTGCAGCCCGCCGGTGGCTTTTGAGGAGAGACAAATGAAGATCATTCACATCCCCTCGGCCCGCGGCGGGCCGGCATACTGGGACGAGGACGGTAACCTCCGGGTCAAGTCGTCCTTGACCCGTGACATTGTGCCACCAGGGCCACAGAATGAGTGGACCCTGGTGGAGGCAACTCCGGATGAGGTCGCCGCGTTGGTCGCGGCGGGGTACCGGCTGCCGGTGGGGCGGATAAGGACGTCGATGTCACGGCTGCCGCGGCCGGTCTTCACCTGCCAGGCGTGCGGGCATTCCTGGCAACCGCGCCGGCGCCTGGGACGGGAGCCTCAGCCGCCGCGGCTGTGCCCGCAGTGCGGCACGCCGCGCTGGCGCGCGGGCGCTTGAGGTGGAAGCAATGCTGAACAGGATCATTCTTATCGGCCGGCTGGCGCGCGACCCGGAGCTGCGCTACACGCCGCAGGGAACGCCCGTTGCCACCCTGCATCTGGCCGTGGAGCGCCCCGGAACGGATAAGGGCTCCGGCCGCCAGACCGATTTCATCGATGCCGTCTGCTGGCGCCAGACGGCAGAGTTCGCCGCGAACTACCTGTCGAAAGGCCGGCTCGTCGCCGTGGAAGGGCGCCTGCAGGTCCGGGAATGGGTGGGACAGGACGGGGGCAAGAGGCGCGCCGCAGAGGTTGTGGCCGACACCCTTCAAGCCCTCGACCGGCCCGGAGCACGGGACGAAGGAGGAGGCGATGAAGCGTTCGGGCATTCATAATGTGGGCGGTACGTGCCCGGTCTGCGGTGCACCGGCACCGCGCTATCGGCGGACCTGCTCGCGCGAATGTCTCTCCCGCTGGCGGGGGATTCTGAACAGCCGGCGCGCTGCAGCCGGACCGCCGCCGGAGCCGCGCACCAAACCATCGCCGCAGATGATAGCGGCGATGGCGCACTTCCTGGAGGCCATCGGGCTGGATGCGACGCGCGCCCTGGCCCTGATTGACGAGGCAGAGAAGGCCGAGCGTGAGGAGTTCGCTCGAAAGCTCGAGGCAGCCCGGAAACGCTGAGTTTGCCGCACACCTGGCAGCCTACCTGGAGCGCGCCGTACGGGCGCGCTACGGATGGACCGGGCACGCCGACGACCTGGCACAGGTCGCGCGCCTCGCCGTCGCACAGGAACTCAGTGAGCACGGCCACCTGCCGGAGCCGCTCCTGCGCCGCTACGTCCTCCGGCGGGCCTGGTGCGACGTGCGCGATGAGCTCCGGCGGCTGCGCAGGCAGGACCCGCGCCTGGCGGAGCGGGCGCGACCCCGGACGCACCCGATGGACTCCCGCCTGAGCATCCGCCTATCGGGGAAAACGCTGTCCGCCCTGGCGCAAGCAGCCGCCCGCCGGGGCACAACCGTATCAGCGGAGGCGCGGGCCATTCTGGAGGAATCCCTTGAGCTCAGAGCGCGCGGCGCTGCTCGCTGACATCTGCGCGCGGCTCGAGGCGGCCCGCAGAGCCGGCGACCGCGCCCGGTTCCCGGGCTCCTCCTGGGGACAGGTCATCCGGGCCCTGGCCTACCGCGTGCACGACCCGGACGAGGCGTTCCACTTCGCCGCCGCGGCCAGCGGCATGGCGTCCGGCTCCTGGGACGCGGACGCCAGGGACTACGTGAACTATCTGCTGACCATTACTTCTGACCTGCGCCGCCAGAGGCTGGCAGCGCTGCCGACGGAAAATCTCTGGGAAATTTTGATGCTGCTCGCCGAACGGTGAGGTTGTCCGACATTCTGTCAGCGAGTACATATACAGGCAGCAAGCAGAGCGGACCAGACCGAACACTCTCCTTTCCCTTTCTCTGAGGGCCCGCCTCCTCCGGTGGGCCCTTTTTTCTTGTTGCGCCGGCCGTCATGCCGGCGGGGATTGAAACGCAACGGACATGCCACGCGGACGGCCGACGAAATACAACCCCGAGATTGCGGACCGCATCATCGCCGACATCCGGCGCGGGTCCTCGCGCGAGGAGGCGGCCGGTGCAGCAGGCATCGCCGAGTGCACCCTGCGCCGCTGGATGGCCAGACACGCAGACTTTCGCGCCCGGGTCCATGAGGCCGACGCCTGGGCGGTGAAAAGTGCGGAGCAAGCGGTCTACGAGCGCGACCCCCTGCGGTGGCTGCAGGCGAAGCGGCCGGAGGTGTGGGGCAACCTGGGCCGTCAGCGCATCGAGGTTTCCGGGCCCGAGGGCGGCCCGATTGATGTAGCGCATGCCATCGATACCGGCAGCATCATCGCGGTGGCGCGCTGGCTCGAGCAGCGCGAAGCGGAGCCCGGAGCGCAAGCTCAATGACGCACGGCGGGCGGTGCTCGCCCTCGCCCGCCAGAGACTGATCCCGTTTGCCTGCGTGACGCTGCCGGGCTACCGGCCCGCGCCGCATCTGGCGCGCCTGGCCGAGGCGCTGGAGGCCGTGGAGCGCGGGGAGATCCGCCGCCTTATGGTCTGGATGCCGCCGCGCCACGGCAAAAGCGAGCTGGCGAGCATCCGGTTCCCGGCCTGGTACCTGGGCCGCAACCCGGACCGGCGCGTGGTGCTCGCTGCGTACGGGGCGGACCTCGCGCAGCGCTTCTCCCGCTTCGTGCGGGCGACGATCGAGGGTCCGCAGTTCCGGTGCGTCTTCCCGGGAATCGGGCTGTGCCCGGACAGCCGGGCCGTGGACGCATGGGACATCGCCGGGCGAAAGGGGGGTCTGAAAGCCGCCGGCGTGGGCGGGCCTTTGACCGGGCACGGGGCGAACCTGCTGATCATCGACGACCCCCTGAAGAACAGGGAAGAGGCTGACAGCCAGACCATACGGCAGGCCGTCTGGGACTGGTACACCAGCACCGCGTATACCCGGCTGGAGGAGAACGGAGCAATCGTTTTGATCCAGACGCGATGGCACGAGGACGACCTGAGCGGGCGGCTGCTTGCGGCACAGGGCACGGACGCCCGGGCGGATGAGTGGACGATCGTCCACATGCCCGCCATCGATGGGAATGGCCGCCCGCTCTGGCCGGAGCGGTATCCGCTGGAAGAGCTGGAGCGGATCAGGGCAAACGTCGGCCCGCGCGACTGGGTGGCGCTGTATCAGGGGCGGCCCGCCCCGCCCGAGGGCAGCGTCTTCCGCCTGGCAGATGTCCGGATCGAGGACCGCGCCCCGGCGCATCTGCGCCTGGCCCGGGGCTGGGACCTTGCGGCGTCGTCCCGCACTACCGCCGACTGGACCGTCGGGGCCCTGTGCGGCCTCGACGGGGAGAACCGGCTCTGGGTGCTCGACATCTACCGGCGCCGCCAGACCTGGCCTGAGACGGTGCGCGACATGGCGGCTCTGGCACAGCTTGAGCCGGGGACCGTCTGGGCCATCGAGCGGGCCGGTTTCCAGCTGGCGGCCGTGCAGCAGCTGCGCGCCGACCCGCGCTTCAACGCCCTGGCCATCCGCGGAATCGAGGCGGACCGCGACAAGGTGGCCAGGGCGCTTGCCTGGAGCGGCAGGCCGATCCATCTCGTGCGCGCATCCTGGAATCAGGAGTTTATCGCGGAGCTGGTGGCGTTCCCGCAGGGGCAGCACGATGACCAGGTGGACGCGGTCAGCACGGCCTGGGCCGCGCTTGCCAGACTGCGCCCGCCGGCATCCAGAACCGTGGAGGAACGCGGCTGGTACGCCGCAACGGACAAAGACGCATGGCACTGAGGGACATCCTGCGATGGCCATGGCCGGCGCGCGCCGTGGAGCCTGAGGGCGCGCCGGTGGACCGCGTGGAGCGCCTATACGCGCGCGCGCTGGAAGGGCAGTGGGACGGCATCCAGGATCTGCTGGAGGAGGAACGCGGCTGGAAGCGCATCTCGAGCCTCTCAGGTCAGCCCACACTGGATCCGGCCGAGCACAGCCTGATGCTCCGCCTGGCCATGCACTTCGCCGGCACGAGCCCGCTGGCGGTGAAGATCATCCGGACCATGGCGGCACATATCTGCGGCAGCGTGCTGCAGTTCTCAAGTCCCAACCAGGAGCTGCACGAGGAGCTGACCGCATTCTGGCGTGATCCGGTGAACGGGCTGGAGCGCGACTACGTGCGGCTGTGCCGGGAGTGGCTCGCCCTTGGCGAGCTGTTCCTGCCGGCATTCATCGCGCCGCAGACTGGCCGGATGCGGATCGGATACCTGCACCCCACGCAGATCAGCGCGGTCGCGACCGACCCGGAGAATGCGCGGATCGCCATCAGCGTGACGGAGTCCCGGCCGGACGGGGACCGGGAGTGGATGATCCTGAACTCGCCGCCCGTCGTCGAGGCCCTGCGCCGGGGGGATATGCCGCACCAGGAGGCGCGCTGGCTGCTGTACTTCCCGCTTCAGGCCGGTATGGTGGGGCGCGGGCGCAGCGTGCTCGAAACGATGTTCTACTGGATCCACCGGGCGGAGCAGTTTCTGAACGACCGCATGATGCTCAACAGCCTGACCAAGGCATTCATCTGGCAGGTGCGCGTCAGCGGCAGCGAGGCGGACGTGGCACGGCGCGCCATGGAGATCGGCCAGAGCCCGCCGCGCCCGGGCAGCGTGCAGGTGGTCAACGAAAGCGAGAGCTGGGAGGCCGTGGTGCCCTCCATGCACGCAAGCGATGCCCGCAGCGACTACCTGGCAGTGCTCAAGTACGTCGCACTTGGCGCCGGCTTCCCCGAGCACTGGGTGGGGGCCTCCGACGATGTGAACCGCACGACCGCGGACAGCGCCTCCGAGCCGGTGATCCGGGACCTGGAGGTGCTGCAGACGCAGTGGTTCGACGGAGTGGTCCGGCCGCTGCTGCAGGTCCAGGGGTATCTGCTGGCCGCGGCAGGCATGGTGCGGGCGGCGCCGGATGAGATCGAGGCCGTGGACATCGCCGCGCCCGATCTGTCGCGCAGCGACAATACCCGCACAGCGGACGCGACGCTGCGCATGGTGCAGGCGGCGCAGCTGGCGATGGCAGGAGACCTGATGTCGCGGGAGACGGCCCGGCAGCTGGTGCACAACGCGGCCGGCGTGCCGGTGCCGGACAATCTGGACGATTTGATCGCCGGGGAGCGCAGGCGGGACCAGGCGGCCGTCTATGCGGCATGGCGGCCGCCTGAGCTCCCGGCGATGGAGGAAGAGCAGTGACGGAGATTGTGACGATCCGGGAGGCGGCGGCGATCGAGGCCGCCGCATTCGACGAGGAGCAGCGCATCGTGCCCGGCGCGGTGCTGATCCGCGCGGGCTTGAGCCGGAACCGGAACCGCTACCGCGAGGAGGTGCTGGCGCGCGACTGCCACATCATGGAGGGCCTGCCGGCCAGAAGCGGGCACTACCGCTCGGGGGATCTCACCGGGCGAAGCGACCCGCGCAACCTGGCCGGCACATGGCGCAATGTCCGGTACGCGGACGGCGCGGTGCGGGGAGACCTGCACGTGTTCGAGCACTACCTGCCCGTGCTGCGCTCGGCGCGCGAGGCGGGCGAGCTGATCGGCGTGTCCATCGATCTGGCTGCCAAACCCCGCGTGGTCCGCGAGAACGGGCAGCTGATCCGGGAAGTGGAGGCGCTTATCGCCGACCCCGGAAACAGCGTGGATATCGTGGTGCAGCCGGCCGCTGGCGGCCGGCTCTTCGAGTCCGCCGCGGTGGATCCGTGGTGGACCTCATACCGGGAGGTAAAGATGAACTTGACACTTGAGGACATCAAAGCCCGGCCGGCCCTGTGGAGGCTGGTCGAGGCGACTGTAGAAAATGCAGAGGACCTGACGGCAGAGGAGCTGGCGTCCAGGCATCCTGCGCTTGCGGAGGCGCTGGAAGCGCTGGCGCGGGAGCTGGACTCATCGGCGCAGGATAGCGATGCGTCCGGCGGGTCTGAGGACAGCGGCGGCGAGGGGCGCTCCGCTGAAACTGACGGCGCGGATGAGGTGCGCCAGCTGCTGGAGGAGGCGAGGCGCGAGCGCTGCGGCGTGCTGCTGGAGGCCCGGCTGGCCGAGGCGCGGTTGCCGGCGAAGGCGGCTGAGCTGGTGCGCAGCGAGTTCGCCGGGCGCGTCTTCGAGCCCGGCGAGCTGGACCGGCGCATCCGGGGCGTGAAGGAGGCCCTGGACGAGGCCGCACAGAGCGCGCGCGTGACCGGCCTGGGTGCGCGGGTGACCCAGGATGCCCGCGACCGCATGATCGCGGCGATCGACGGGATGCTGGCCGGGCAGCCCGTGGACGGCGTGCCGCCGTTCCGCAGCTTCCGCGAGGCCTATTGCCGCTGGACGGGCAAAGACTGGCTGACCCCGCCGCTTGAGATCCTGAGGGACACGCACGGCGGCGGATACGACAGCGAGCGCAGCGTAGAGGCGCTCTTAACGACCACCTGGGCCGCGGTCTTCGCGGACCGGCTCCATAAGCGGCTCATCGCCGAATTCAGCCGGCCGGACGCCGATCAGGAGTGGCGCCAGATCACGAGCACCATCTCCAGCGTGACCGACTTCCGGCCGCAGTACCTGGTGAAATACGGCGGCTTCGGTGTGCTGCCCGTGGTGCCCGAGAACGGCACCTATCACCCGCTCGCGAACCCCGTGGACGGGAGCGAGAGCTACACACTCGGCAAGCGTGGCGGGCTCTTCACGATCACTTTGGAGACGATTGCAAACGACGACCTGCGGGCCATCCGCAGCATCCCTGTGGCCATGGGCCGCGCCGCGCGCCAGACCCTGAACCGGGACGTGTTCGGGGTGCTGACCTCTAACCCCACGATGGGGGACAACGTGACGCTCTTCCATCCTTCGAGCACGCTCCGGGGCGGGGACGGCTCCACAAACGGCAGCGGCAACCAGGGCAGCGCGCCGCTCTCCAGCGCCACCCTGAGCGCGCGCCGGGTGAACATGCTCAAGCGCGCGACGTTCGGCAACACCATCGGCGGCCAGAGGATGGATGCCGGGACGATCATCCCGCGCCTGCTGATCGTGCCGCCGGACCTGGAGGAGACGGCGTGGCGCCTGACCAACAGCCAGGTGCTGGTCCAGACCTCGAACTTCAACGCAACGGAGCCGAACTGGCACCGCAACGCCTATCAGGTGCTGGTGGTCCCCTTCTGGACGGACCCGAACGACTGGTATCTGTGCGCGGATCCCGCGTCAGCGCCGACGCTCGAGGTGGGCTTCTACCAGGGGCGCCAGCAGCCGGAGATCTTCACCAAAGAGGAGTTTGAGGCGGACGCGCTGACCTACAAGGTGCGCTTCATCTACGGCATCGCCGTGGAGGAGCCGCTGTCCTGGGACCGCAGTGTGGTGTAACGGGGCTGCACCAGCCTTTCCAGGCCGGTGAGAACTGAAATGGAACACAGGAGGAAAGCATGAGCAAGAACACGGTTGGCCATATCGGCTACGTGCCGGGCAGCCAGGTGGCCCCCATCTTCGTGCGGACGCTGAACGCGACGGGCGCAAGTGACCGGGCGGCCGTGTGGGTGGCGCCGGCGGATGTGGTGGTGGAAAGCGTCTCCGTGATCGCCGGGGCGGCGGTCACCGGCGATAACACGAACCGCATCAACCTGAACATCCGCAACGGCGGCGCAAACGGCGCCGGCAATACCCTGATCGGCCAGGTGCAGTTCACCTCGGGGGTGAACATCAACAAGGACAACAGCCTGCTGATCCCCTGCAGCGGCCCGGGTACCACGATGCAGCCCGGCGATAAGCTGATCATCGAGGCCGAGCGGGTGGGCACCGGCGGCACCTGGACGAACGCGGGCGGCCATGTCCGGTTCCGCTATGTCTGAGCGGCGTGTAATCCGGGCCGGGAACCGCCAGGCGCTGGAGCAGTGGATCGAGCTGCACCAGGCCGACGGGCTGGACCTGGTTGAGATCCGGGAGACAGAGGACGATGACTGGCCTTACGCGGCGGTGCTCGAGCAGCCGCGGGCGCAGGATCCGGAAGGGGCGGTAAGCCAGGAGGACCGGGCCGCGCCCGCGGCGCAGGGCGCCGGCAGGAAGCGGAAGTGAGGCGGGCCGGGGAGCACCCGGCCCGCCTGCATATCCCGGAGGATGGAAGGCGTGCGCGGCAGCCCGTGGTGGGAGAAGGAGCTTTCCCGCGCCGAGCGCGAGATGGAGCGCCTGAGCGCGCGCCACCTGGAGGCGCTGCGCCGCGAGCTGGACGAGGCCCGGGCGCTTGCGCTGCGGGAGCTTCTGGCCGCGCGGGGCGAGTGGACGCGGGGGCGGTTGGACAGCGTGCTGCGAAGGATCGACGCGGCACTGGACCAGGTGGAGCAGCGCCTGCAGGCCTCCGCGGGCACCATGCTGGATGAGGCCGCGCGCTCCGGCCTCGAGCGCGTGGACCGCGCCGTGGACCGGTACGCCCGGGACATCCCGGTGATGCGCCGGGAGCTTCCCGGGGAGCTGTACATGGACCTGTGGGCGGACTTCACGCTTGACCTGGTGAAGCGCGATATCCTGGAGCCGGTCCGCACAGGCATCCGGAACACCATCCGCGCGGGCTTCATCACCGGCCGCAGCCTCTTTGAGACCATGCGCGAGGTGGCAAGCGAAGACTTCCGCAAGCTGACCTTTGCGTCCAGGTTCCACCGGGCCGAGGCGATCGTGCGCACGGAGACGAACCGGGTGGCCAACCGCGCGGCCTGGCTACGGGTGGAGCAGTATCAGCGGGAGGCGCCGCCGGGAGAGATTTGGAAAAAGCGCTGGGGCACAGCCGGGGACGACCGCGTGCGGCCGACGCACGTGGAGGCCGGGCTGCAGCCGCCGGTGCCGGTGAACGAGCCGTTTTACGTGGGGGGGCACCCCTGCCAGCATCCGGTGGATCCGGCGCTGCCGCCGGAGGAGTCGGTGAACTGCCGGTGCAGCCTGCTGGCGGTGCCGCCCGGAATGGAGTGAGTATCATGAGCCTGACATTTGCCGAGACGCCGAGAGGGACGCCCGCGGCTCTGCGGGCCGACTCCCAGGGCCGGCTGGATGCAAGCTGGGACTACACACTTGTCAGCGCCACCGGCACGGTGCACACCGGCCCCTGCGTGGTGGCTGGATTTACCCCGGTGGGTCTACTCTCGCCGATATACCTGAGACTCCAGGACGGGACTGGACCGGCCGGGCAGATATTGTGGGAAGAAGAGATCCCGCAATTCCAAAACGGCCGATTCTTTCAGCCGTTCCCGCCCGGGGGCGCGCGGCTGCAAAACGGGCTGTACGTGCAGCTGACCGGGACCGGGTCAGTGCTGATCTGGTTGCGGCGGGGCTGACATGGACATCGCTCTCAGGGCGCGGCAGATCCTGTCTGATGAGGCCGGGGAGGAGGCGGAGCGCCTGGCAAGCGCGGAGGTGTACGCGGCGAGCGTGGCCGGTGCGCTGCTCGAGCTCTCCCGCCTTCGGCCGCGCGTGGCACAGGCAGAGCTGGAGCTGGAGGCGGGGCCGGACCAGCCCTATCCGCCCGGCTGGGATTCAGGGATCAGCAGCCTGATCAGCGTCGAGTTTCCTCCGGGCAGCCGCAGGCCGCGGCTGCTTGCCGCCTCGAGCCTGCTCACCGGCCCGGACGGGTGGCGGATCCTCGGCAGGGCCTACGGGCCCGGGGATCGCGCCGTGTTGACCTTCACCCTGCCCTGGACCCAGGCCTCGATCCCGGACAGCCTTGCCGAGGCTGCGGCGCATCTGGCGGCATCGCTTGTGGCGCAGGCCGTGGCGGCGCGCTTCGGACGTAGCAACGCGCCCGCCATCCCGGCCGACAGCGTGAACTACCGCGAGAAGGCCGACGTCTGGCGCGAACTCTCCGCCCACCTGCGCAGGCGGGGTCTTGCGATTGCGGGGGCAGGGGCGGACGCGCAGGGCAACGCCACCCATTCCCCCGCGGCGCGCCATACGGACTGGGGGTGGCCGCAGCTGTGAGGATCTGGCAGGACATCGGCGCGCCGTACGCGCTTCATATGGAGGCTGAATCAGGCTCGCTCTCCCAACTGAATGGTTTTCTTGCGCGCCTTCGCGCCGGAATGGGACCGCAGGCGGCGCGGATCGTGGAGCAGGCCATGGCGAAGGCGACCGAGCAGCTGCGGACCGTCGCCTTTGAGCAAACCCCGGTCGGCGCGACGGCTTTCCTGCGCGACACAATCGGCGCGCAGGTGAGCGTGCAGTCGCAGGAGCCGGTGGACGTGAGCGGTTATGTCTGGTGGCAGGCCGGCTATGCCCCGGTGGTCGAGTACGGGAGCCGGCCGCACTGGCCGCCGGTCGGCCCGCTCATTCACTGGGTGGAGCGCAAGCTGCATGTGCCGCCTGGGGAGTCGTACGGGGTGGCGCGCCGGATCCAGTTCGCGATCGCCCGCCGGGGCACAAGGGCGCAGGAGTTCGCGCAGCGCAGCCTCTCGCTGGCCCAGCCCCTCATCGAGCGCGCTTTCCGTGAGGCGGCGGACCGGCTGGCGCGCCTGATCTCCGGAGGCGCCTGAGATGCCTTTCGGTGACCCCACGTTCAAGAGTGACAGCCAGATCCGGGCGCTGATCCGCGATATGGTCCTGTCAATCCCGGGCGCGGGCGACTGGATGGATGTGTGGGGGCGGACCCCCGCCTGGATGAATGCGCGGCGGGCCGCCGGGCGCCCCTGGTGGAACATCCGGCGCGCAAGCGTATCCGAGGCCTGGCCGGACCGGGCCATCAACGACTTTCAGGGCCCGGAGGCCATCCAGACCAGCCGGTACGTGCTGGAGCTGAAAATGCCCTGGTCCATCGATCCCGGGCGCGAGAGTGAGCCGCGATTCGAGGCGCTTGTGGACGCGGTCCTTGCGAAGTTCCGCGATGAGGCGAACCTGGACGGCGCGGTCTGGGAGGCAAGCCTGCTGAGCGTGGACGGGGGCGAGACGGGTTTTGTGCTGGTGCGCCGCGGCGACGACATGCTGACGGCGCATCTGGCGCGCTTCGAGATAACGATCACGCAGATCATTACGAGGAGCTGACATGGCAGCGAAAGACAGGATCGTAGGCGAGCTCGCGATTCTCACCATCGGGACCCACCAGCTGGCCGCCGTGGTTCGGGAGGCCACCGTCGAGATCGGCATGCGCACCGTGGACAACACCGCCATCAACGACGCCGCCGAGTGGCCGCTCGGCGTCCGCAAGTACGGCACCATCACGGCCACATGCCTGCCGGAGGTCGCGACACTGGACGCGCTCAACCTGGTGGCGGAGGCCGGGGAGTTCAACTTTACCTTCAAACCGACCGGGAAGACGGGCGGGAAGACAATGAGCGGCAAATGCCTCGTCACACGGTGGTCCTATAACGCGACCGATCAGCCGACCCTGACGCTTGAGGCGCAGATTCAGGGCGCTGTGACCTGGGGGGCGACCTGATGGCTGACCGCCTGACACCCGAAGCGCTGGATGCGCTTGAGTATGCGGATGAGCCGGTCGAGGCCGTGATCCGTGGGCAGGGGCGGGAGTACTCCGTCCGGATCCGTCCGGCCACAAGCTACAGCGTACGCGCACCCATTTCGACGGAGGCGGACGCGCGGACGCGCTATTTCGCGGCGAACGACCTTGAGCTGCCCGGCGGCAGGACGGTGCGCCCGGACCGGACCCTGGTCTTCTGGAGCACCGTGATGGAGCACCGGGTGTCCGAGCCGAAGATGGAGTTCGCGCGCTGGGTGGAGCTGGCGGAAAAGGACGCCAGCCTCTGGTTTTCCGTCGTAGACGCGATCTGCCGGCTGGACGGTCTGGATGTTGAGGAGCTCGACCGCCTAAAAGCGGATGGCGCCGGCGGGCCGTGACCAGAGACGGCCGGCAATGGTGGGCCGTGCCGCTCGACCGGCGCCTGGTTGAGATGAGCGGGCGGTGGCTCGGGACGCATCCGGCATTTGCGCCGCTGCCGAAATGGGCGATGCTCGAGCTTCTCGCCGCCTACGAGCTGCAACTGGAGGAGATCGCCGCGGATGCCGCCGCAAGGTAACCGCACCATAGAGATCAGCATGCGCGCGCGCATGGACGCCTCGCAGGCGCGCGCGGAGCTGGGGCGGCTGGAGCGTGACATGGAGCGCGCGACGCGGCCCCGGCGGCGCGCCGTGGAGACGGAGGAGGAGTACCGCCGGCGCGCGGATGCCTATCTCGAGCGGCTGCGCAGGAGTGTTGACCGCCCGTCGCGCCGCGAAGGCATCCCGATCGATCAGGCCTGGGAGATCGTCCGGGAGGAGGAGCGGAGGCGCCGGGAGCGGGATATCCGCCTGGCCCGGCAGCGCGAGGCGGCGGAGATCCGGTTATACCGGGCGCAGACCCGGCTGGTGCGGGCCGCCCAGTACGGGCTGCTGCCGGTGCTGAACGCCCTGACGGCCGGCATGAGCGATATGACACGTGAGGGCGAGCGGGCGATGAGGCAGCTCTCGCAGCTCAACATGGCCATGGCGGCCATGCAGATGGGCGGCGCCACGATGGCTGTCCCGACGGGCGCCGGCGTGGGTGGCCCGGCGGGCGCCGGCCTGGGCCGGCTGGGCGGCACCCTGGGGCGGCTGGCCACCAGCCTGGCTGCTATTGGGACGATAGGCGTGATCCTCGTGGCGGCGGCGCAGACTGTGGCGCAGGCGGTGGATGCCCTGACGCGGAAGATCGAAGAGGAGGCCGAACGCAGGGCGAAGCAAACGGCAGTCGAGTCCCTGCGCGAGGAGGCCGCGCGGATCCGGGAGTATCTCAAGAACCCGGTCTACAACCCGTTCATCCCCGGCGTGAACACCCCGGAATACTTCGAGAGCCTCCGGCGTCGTGCGGAGGAGCTGGAGGCGCGGGCCGAACGGATGGAGCGGGCCGAGCGGATCCAGGAGCGGGGGCGTGCGGCGCGCGCCCGCGCCGAGGCCTTACGACGCGCGCACATGACGCCGGAGGAAGCGGCGCAGGAGACGGCGCAGGAGCTGCGCGAGGCTGCCGCGGAGCTGCGCGCGGCCGCGCAGGACTTGCTCACCATCGAGAAGGGGAGCGCGACCGCCCTCCGGATGCAGGAGCAGGCAAACGACCTGGAGCGGCGGGCGAACGCGCTGCTTGAAGACATCGAGAAGAACACGAAAAGCTGGTCCGAGACGGCGCTGGAGATCATCGGCGGCGGCTCGCGGCTGGCCCGGCCGCTGTCGCTGTCGGAGCTGCAGGGGCGGCAGCGTGTGGTGCAGGTGAACTTCAGCGGCATCTCGGATGAGATCGCGGCGGCGCTCGCCGCACGATTCGGCCCGATGATCTACGATATCCTGCGGCAGCTGGGATACCTGCCGGCCTGACCGTGCAAACCTGGTCAGGCTTGAGGCAGCTGGCGGGCGCAGTGGCCGCACACCTTCGCGCCGTCCGGGATGACCATCTGGCACCATGGGCACCGGGGCCGTGGGTCCTGAGCGCAGGCGGCAAGCAGCCACCCCAGGGGGCCGGAGAGCAGGCTCCAGAAGACGCCGTACCAGAGCCGCCCGCGGCCTGCGCCGATGACCCCGCCGATAACTGCGGACAGGCCGCACCCGGACAAAGCCGCCAGGACGAGCATCCCGGCCCACGGCGGCACGGACGGATCGAGTGACAGTCCAATCAGAATGGCCAGCGCGACAAGGGTCAGTGCAATGGTGGCGAAAAGATAGGTCTCATCCCCGCTCTCCTTCCGGACCCATGGGGGTGGAGGCGGTGGCGGAGGCGGTGGCGGGCACCGGTGGCGGGTGCCGCCGTAATAGGTTTGGCCGCAGAAACGGCATCGGTGAAGCGTGTATGCCATGCGATCCTCCCCGGCTCCATGATAGCACATTCCGGGAACTGATATGCCGATCGGAAACAGGCTGACAGTCGAACTCGATGTTCCCGGGCGCACCACGGCGCACCCGCCCATGTGGGACGGCTTCGATTTCTCCTGGGCGCGCGGGACGGCAGGGGAGCAGTGGCCCTCGCCGAACTGGTGGATCTGCCCCCTGACCGGGCACCTGCAGGTCCGGCCCATCCAGATGAGTTCCGCGTGGGCCACGAGCACGACGGGCGCCTTCGCCCGGCCCCGCAAGAGCGACTGGGACCTGGTGGATGCGGACTGGGCAGAGATCGAGTTCCGGGCCGCCTACGACTACTTCCTGCTCTCCCGCGGCACGAATGCCGAGATTTCCACGCGCCGGCGTTTCCTCGAGGGGCAGCCGCTCTGGCTTGAGCTGCGCGCCTTCGCAACCAGCGGCGACCGCCTGGAGATGGCGCGTGTCACGTTTGGCCAGTACAGGCTGAGCCTGTATTCGACAGGCGAGGCGAAGGTAACCGGCGGCAGCCTGCCGCAGGAGGGGCGCATCGGCTACATCACGCGCCATCCCCGCGACATCTCCGGGGAGTTCGTGCAGCTCTATATCCAGCCGCTCGGCGACCGGCGCATCTGCTTTTACAGCCCATCGCACGAATGGGGCTGGGTGCTGCATGCCGCACTCCACACCGCCGGGCCGCTGAAGATTCAATTTCCGCTGTGCCAGGGCATGGCGCTGGCGATGCCGGCGGTGTTTCCGGCGGATCCGGTCGAGTTCGTCACCCCGGTGCGCTACCTGCCGGTTGCGCCGCGCCCGTCGCAGGCGCCGGAGATCGGGCTCGCCGAATGGGACGTGCCTTCCGGCTGCGGCGTGCTTGCAGCCTGCATCGAGGCAGAGAGCGATTCCGGGATCGCGTGGGACGGGACGAAGCGCGCCTACCGCATCAAGTACGTGATGCTGTCCGGCAGTGAACCGGGGCAGAACCCGGACGGGCGGCCCGGCTGGACACCAACAATCTACGGCGTGAGGATCCGCATGCCCGGCGAGGGCGTGCAGCGGACGGGCACGCCACTGGATGTGACTGACGACGTGGCGGAGCTCGAGCTGCGCTTCTCAGACGGGCGGCGGGGGGCCGCCGGCGCGCTGGAGCTTCGGAGCGGCGAGAACTACGGCGGCACCGCTCTGCTGCACAACCGCCTGGTCCGGATCCGCGCGGGGGAAGTGCCCGTGTTCCTGGGGTTTGCAAACGACCCGGCCCGCACCTTCGGGCAGAACACGCAGGCACGGCGCGCAAGCTGGCAGCTGGAGGGGGTGCTCGCGCTGCGGGCCCGGACCACGCAGATGCCCGCGCACGCACCCTTCGACGGGGAGGAGCTGGAGGAGGTGGTGCGCTACCTGCTGGGCCTGATCGGCGCAACCGAGGACCAGGACATCGAGCTGCCGGACCTCTCCGGCCTGAAGATGCCAGCCGGGAGGCGTGGATCACCCGTGTGCCCTGTGGAGGCCGGCCAGACCGTGGAATACTGGCTCGAGCGGATCGAGTCGCTCTTCGGCTACGCCGTGCAGGAGCGCCCGCGCGGGAACCGGTGGGTGTTCCGCATGTACCATCCATCCGATGATGCGGGCGATCCGGTCAAGACGTTTTACCTCAGCGACGCGGAGCGTCAGGCCGCTGCCGCGGCGCGCCATACGCTCGCCTGGAGCTACGAGGAGCGCGCCATGCGCCCCGAGGTGACGACGCTCGCGGTCGACTACTGCACGCCGGAGGGGGAGCACACCCTGATGCAGGTCATCGACACGGATGCCGAGGACCCGCTGAAACCGGTGAATGAGCGGCCGCGGAACTGGACCGGTGAGCGCCTGTGGGCGGTGCTCCGTGAAAGCCGCGTCCGCCGCGACGATGACATCCGGCGGATGCTCGCCGCCCTCATCGAGCGCCCCGGGGTGATGGACCCGGTGCGGATCGCCGTCTGGACGGCCGAGTGGGACCCGGACGTCTGGCCCGGGGACCGGGTGACGGTGCACGGACGCGGGACGTTCCGCGTGACGGAGGTGTCGGTGCGGGTCGTCAGGGACCATGAGGTGTTCTACCACCGCCCGGCGACCTACACCGGGGAGATGCGCGATGCCGGCTGATCTGATCTACCAGCAGGAGCGCCTGCCAGACCTGCCGGACATGAGCGTGCCCCAGATCCCGCTGCCGCGGTGGCAGACGCTTGCTCCTGCCGGGCGGCGGGTGCTCGCGCTGCGGGACGAGAGCTGGTTTCTCCGGTTGATGCGGGCACGCATGCTGCTCGAGCAGGCGCGCAGGCTCCAGCCCGCTGTGGAGGGCCGCCCCGTGGACGAGGAGCGGCCCCGTGAGGCCGCCGCGCAGGCCACGAGCCCCGACCCGGCCGATCCGAACAGCCGGGGCTGCCGCGGGCCATATACCCGCGTTCTGACCTACACCCGGGCAGAGTTTTTCACCTCTGGAGACCGCGTCACGGATCAGACACCGGTCAGATGAGCGCCGTCTGGATCGTTGAGCCAAACGAGACCACGAACGACGCCGGCTGCATCTGGGAGTTTCTGGCCGGATCCAGCCCGCCGTACGCGTACTGCCCGGACAGCGTGGAGATGGCCAGGATGCGCCTCGAAGATAACTATGCCAGCGCCGACGTGCTGATCCGGATGCTGCGAGACCCGTATGACCCGGACCAGATGCGCTGGATGCTGCAGCTGGTTTATGTGGAGCTGCGGATCGGAAACGAAATCGCAGCCCCCCTCGAGGAGCCGGTGCTGCTTGCGGACGGGGCGAGTCCGCAGGCCGTGACGGTGCCTGTGACGGTGGAGATGCGCCTGGAATACCCAACGCGCCTGGCCGCCCGGCTCGAGGAGCTGGACCGCACCGGCTGGGGGCGGACATGGAACCGGCAGGACGAGGTGCGGGACCTGCGGCGATACGATGCCGCCATACTGGAGCGCCTGAGCTGGTGGCCGGGCGGGCGCGTGCGGGTGCGCGTGTGGGGACAGGACTATACGCTTGAGCCCTCGACCGAACCGGCAAAGCTGCCACGCGGGAGGGTGAGCGTAATCGGCTACTTCCGCGGAGCCGGCTATGCTCCGGCGCCGGGGAGGATAGTGCCCTACTTCGGGGGCACCGGGATCGTGACATGCCGGGATATCCGCAGCGCCGGGGCATCCCCATCCTTCGAGCCGTGGGACCTGACGATCCGCGACCATATCACCTGGCCGCACGACCTGGGAGAGGTGGACATCGTGCGGCTGACCGCCGCTGACGACCGGCTGACCGGGAGAATGTACAACGTCGGGCTGGAGACCGACCTGAGGATAAGCGCGAACTTCAGCCCGGCAAGGACCGTGACGGCGGAGGCGGACCTGCGGGACGGCGCGGGCGAGGTGCTGGACGTCCAACTGCAGCTGCAGCCGACCGGCCTGCCTCCAAACGCCCCGCCGCAGTACGCTCACCCGGACTTTGATACCGCCTTCACCGGGCCAGGGAGCAGGACGTGGGTCTACCGGGACTACCGGATCCGCGGCGGCTACGAGACCTTCTTCGGCGGACCTTGGCACTACCACGTCGAGGAGGTGATCCGCTACGACGGGGAGCCGATCTTCGCCTGGACGCTCGACCCGGAGCAGCTGGAGCAGGCGGGCCTGGACCCGAACGCCTGGCGCTGCCCGATTCTGTTGCCGCTTGAGGGCGCGGGCTGGGAGTGGGGATACCTCTACCTGATTCCGCAGTTTGTCGCGGATCCGTGCAACAGTCTGCAGCCCTGGAGCTCGAACGGGACGCTTGCGCTCGCGGGAGGAGGCATCCGGTGCAGCGGGCCCGCAGGGCGCTGGATGGAGCGCTCATGGACGGCGCAACAGGCCTGCTGGGGCAGCTGCCGATTCCTGCGTATTTCGGCCGCCACGGCGGGGCCGGGGCGGACCGGGACGCTCACCATCGGGCAGAAAACCTGGGAGTTTGAAAGTGACGGCGCCGAGACTGAGCTGCGCTTTGACCTTCTGGCTCCGAGCAACCGGCAGGGGGTGGATACGACCGAGACTCTGAACGAGCCGGCCTACGGCTGGGGCTGGGGCGTCGAGAGCCCCGTGACGCTGCGCCTCACATTCGATTCCGCGGACGACTGGATAATCAAGAGCATCCGCTTCGTCCGCGAGAGCCGCCGGCATCTGCTTATCCAGAACGAGATGCTCGCCGACCTGCCGGCCTTCCGGGACCGGGAGAGCCAGGATGAG